AGCTAACATGTCGTCCATTGCTAACGAAGTAGCTCTGTTTACAAACATCATGTTTTCTTCAATAGCACCTTGCTTGTCAAACTCAGCTAAGATAGCATCGAATTCAGCTAAATCAGTAGCAGCGTTAACACCAGTAACACCTGAAGTTAAGTTACCTCTTGCTGTAATAGCAGCGAATAAACCTTCAGTACCAGCTGGAGTACGACCAGATGAGTAATAAGCAGCATCATCAGTTGCGCCTGCGTTAATAATGTGAGATTCAGCGTTTGCTTTTTCAGATTCAATACACATCATTTCTACATAATCATTGAAACGAGCTCTTGTATCACCAGCAGCTTTTAAGTACCAAAGATATCCACTTTGTCCTTCTTCACCAGTAACTTCAACCCAACCAATTTGAGAAGCATCAGATCCAGAGATCTCGTAATAATCCTTCATAATAATAGGTTTAACAGAGTGAGAAACGTGAGTTGGTTTAATAGCCTTAGCTCCACCTACCGTTCTTCCACCTAATCCTGTTGAACCTTTTTCGTAGTCAGAACCAATAACAACAACTTGCGTGTTTGCTAGAGTTGCAGATGATCCGTGAAAAGGAGCGTCAGCCCAAGTTTCTTCACCGTAAGGTATAATAGTAACAGCCGAGCCGTTGACTAAAACTACTTGACCAGTTCCTGACCAACCTGCGTTAGCCACTAAACATACGTCATATAATCTAAGACCGTGACTAGCTATAACGTAACCGTCACCAGCTACATTTCCATCAGAATCACTAACTACTGTAAAAATGTTTGTGTTTGATACTAAAGAACCAATACACGCAACGTGTAATCTTCCTTGTTCAGACCATACGACTTGATCAGACGACATAGCCTCTTCAGCTCCTACTTGTGAAAGAAATCCTGAAATAGTTCTGTTTCCGAACACTTCAGCTTCTTTTTCCATAAGATCTGGTAAATATTGTTGTTCCCATCCGGTAGAACCGTCTGTGAAATCTATATAGTTTGTCTGTAACGTCTGCTTCTGTGAAGCTGGCGTGTTATTCAAACTAGTTCCTGCTGTAATTGCCATAATTTTTTAATTTTAAATTTATTGTTTATTTTTAATTTTGAATTTGAAATCATTAGAATCATTACCAAGCACCTTGAACTTTAGTCCACCAGTATTAATCTCACCACTATGTTGCTGTTGTGGATCCATACTAATGTTTTTAGATTTAGCTACGCTATTTTTTAAAGCGTCGGCCTTACCTTGTTCGTAAAAGTGGTTAGCTATTTTATCAGCGTTCATAGCGGTAAATAGAGATTTATGATATCCCTTAGCATCGTTTAATGATAAGTCTTTATTGACAAACTTTGACATAAAGCCATTAAGATCACTTTGAGTTTTTTTAGTTCCACCTACATCTTTGACGTTGAATCTGAATTTTTTTTCACCGATATCATATTCAAAACCTTTGAATTTATCGTTAAAAAGATTATTAGTCTTTTGCTCAAATATTTCAGTATTCTTTTTAGCTGCTTTTTTAGTTCCTTCTGATTCCTTGCTGTATCTATTAAAGAAATCAACTGCTTTTTGTTGTTCACCCGTAAGCTTCGAACCAGCTTTGATATCTTCATAGTATTTGGATTTATTCTCCTCCAATTGAGTCTTAGCATTGGCAACTTGCTCTTTTAATGCTAATTTTTTTCTTTTTATTTCTCTTTCGTTGTCACTTTCTTCATCATAAGAAAATTGATCTTCCATTAAGAAACTAATTTCTTCACTATCTAAATGAGGTTTTGTTTGTTGGTAAAACTCTCTTAACAATGTATCATTGTCTAATTTAGAATAGTCTTGATTAATATTTACATAATCTTCTAAAGTACCACCAGTTTCTTGCATAAAATCTACAGCTTTTTGTAAATTTTCAGGCAAAGGTGTTCCAGTCTCTTGCTTTTCTATGGTAGCGTCTATTAAGTTTTCAGTTAAAGTTTCTGCTTCGTCTTTAACTTCTTCATTAGTTACATCTACTAATACTGGACCTTCTTCTTGTGTTTGTTCTTGCGGTTGTACTTCTTCTTGTTTTTCTGTGGGCTCGGCATTATCAGGCTCTGCAACCACTCCCTTGTCGTCAAGGTTATCTTCTTTAATTTCATCGGTTGTTGGTGTTTGTGGTTTGTTTAAATCTACTTTGTAATCTTCTTCTGGAGTAAATTTTTTAATTTTCTTTTTTATTTTTATCTTGTCAACTTTATCGTCAACAATAGGTTGTTGCTTTGTAGTTTCTTCAACTACTTCGTTTTTTTCTTCCATAATATAATATAATAATAGTTAATAATTTTTAAATACCGAAACCGCCTAAGTTATCATTACTTGCTTGCTCAAAGTTTTTAGGTGGTTTTTGGTTATTTCTTTGATCAATCATCTCACTTTGTTGAGTTGCTTGAATTTTTGTTCTTTGGTCTTTACGATCTTCTTTGCTAGAGTCTTTTGAATTTGTAACTTCAGTCTCCATTCTCTTCAATTGCATGTTAAGTTTAAACTCATGGTCCATCAAGTCTTTCTTTATAGCCGCTTCTTGCTCTAAAGCTTTAGATGCTAAACCTGCTTTAGCTTCTTCAAGCTGCATTTGACTCATTGTAACAGCTTCGTTTTTCTTAACCTCCATCATTGCAGCCGCATTTTGAGCATTGATATTTGCTTCTGATTGTGCTTGTATGTTTTCTTGCTGTATTTTTTGGTCTTCTAGTTTTTTCTTTTTACGTCTTATTTTTAATAATTGATTAGCTAATTTAACGTTTTTAATTTCTCTAAGATCTATTGCATCTTCTAAATCTATAGCTTGTTGAGCAACTGCGGCTTGTATGTTGTTTTCTAGCATTGCTTTTTGCTCATCATCAGGACTTAGCTCTATAAATATACCAAAATCATATAAGTAAAGTTCTGACATTTCTTTTAACGTTGCTACATTGTGAGCGCCAACTTGTTGTATAAAAGCGTTTTTTGTTGGTGAGTATTCTAGAATGTCTGATATTCTTAATGACAAACAGTTACAAACTTCTTTTGTTAAAAACAATCCTGACTGTAATATGTGCCTTGTTGCTGTGTTTGAATTAGCAGCTGCAAGTTTTTGTACTCCAACTAAAGCGTTTTTATCAGGTGTACTACCGTCTCTAGCTTCATTTAAACCAGTTACATCTCTTATCATTTGTAGATAATAGTTGTAAGTTTGTATTAAACTTTGCATTTTACCACTACCAGATCCTGATTGTATTTCTTGTATAGGTATTTTACCTGGATTCATATCACCTTCAGAAGTAAAACTTCTACCAATAACAGATCCTGTTTGAAAGAACATGTTCAGTGCTTCTTGAGGATTGTAGTTTGTTCCATTACCTAAATCTATTTCAGCCAAACCATCAGCATCTAAATAAATACCATCTGGTACCATGCGTGACAGTACTTGTTGTAGTTTTAAGTGAGTCAACTGTATCATATCAGCAAAACCAGTTATTCTACCAACTAATGACTCTATGTTTCCATTGTAAATTCTTGGAGCAGTAATAGCGTAATTCATTTTTACTTTTGTAAAATCACTTTTAGGACGCATCATGTTTTTAGACATTTCCCATTGAAGTAATTTTTCACTACCTAATATCATAGCTCCTTCATACAAACACTCTACTGATCTTTCTAGTTTTTCGTAATCTCCATCTAAGTTTTGAGGAGGATTAAATGTATCGTTTTTCTCTATAGCTTTTTCACCACCAGCACCAGTTTGTTTTACTTTATAAACCTCGTTCATATAGGTTTTATAATTAAAATATAAAACTTGAACTTTATTATTATCTTCTTCGTTTAAATTATGGTTAGTGTTGTGATAGTTAGTTTTGTGATGGTTTTTGTTTTTAACTATATCTTTTAAATCTTCTTGAGAAAGTTTAGGGAATTGTTTTACTAATTCATTTATAGGTATCATTTTTACTTCACCTACATAATATATGTCATCAAAATAAGGTGACTCAGTATAAGAATATACTAAATCTGCTGGATCAACATAGTCGATAGTTACTCCTTCAGATGTATTAAAGTTTGTTTTAACAGCACCAATACCTAGTACAGCCAAATCGTAATAAAATCTTTTCTTTGTTAATTCGTAATCATTACCTTCTAGCAAAACATTTAAAGCTTGTTCTTCTGCTATTTCAACAGCTTGCTTGTATGTTAAAGACATATGTAAATCTAACTCTTCTTTTGAATCTGGCAATTCTTCTTTGTCATTATTAAGTAAAGACATACCAAACGCTTGTTCAGCAAATTCACTAATTTTTTTAGTTCTCATGTCATTCAATAAAGAATCCATGTATTCAGTTCTTTTACTAACTCCAAAAGGATCTTGAGAATAAGCTCTTACATCATAAGTTCTGTCTGCAATACCATTTACAACAATATCAACAAACTTAGGTATTATTGGTACTGGTTTCCAGTCTAAATTAAGATAAGATAAATCACCATTTATAGATAGTTCATCTTTGTATTTCTGTATAGGTTGCTCTCCTCTAGCATACAATCTTAATTTGTGAAAATTAGTTTGATTTGTTCTTGCTCTGTTAGAACCTCTATCTGAATAAAACCATTCATTCTCAATAGCTTTAGCAACTTTTAAGCCATAATCATAGCTCATTTTCTCCAAATCACTAACGACTTGGCTTGGGAAATAATTGTTCATAAACGACTCAGCCATATTTATTCTTTGATTAATTTAGATGCATTGCCGTTATTTGAATACTTAGCAATACTTATATTTAGTTTTGGTTTTTCTACAGTTGCGTTTGGCGCGTATAAATGCCTGTTGTTAGCCATGATAGCTAGACCAGAGCTAATAGACGCATCGTGCTTTGTTCTTTTGTTTATATCAAATCTTGACCAATCATTTAACAACTCATTAAAGTAACAGTCTCCAAATGATCCGTCTTGCCTTATGCCAACGTGGCTTTGAATATACATCTCAATAGCGGCAGCATGAGCTTGTTTTATATCCTCACTTGAGTTAGGTATTCCACCAACTTCTTTTTCAGCCACAGATAGTTTGTTCCATATTTTATCAGGTCTGTTCATGCTAAAGCCTCTATAACCTCGTCTTCTAAAGTAGTACAACAAACGAGGTTTGTTATTCTCTGCTAGTATTGGCATTCCATAAAACACACAAGCCATTAACACATCTTCAAAAAATATTTCAGCGGTTTGTGGTCTTGCAAGATATTCTAAGAAAAAACTATTAGCCGGAGCGTCTTCCATAGAAAATTTAGTTAATCCATGTAGTGCACCTTTAGATCCTTTACCATCTACTGTTCCTGATATATCATAGCTATCACAACCAAAAGCCCCCATGTGTTCGTTGCCCGGATGTTTGATTCCGTTTTTTATTACAACTTTGTTTTGAATATGTGTTGGTGGCACCCAGCTTACTTTAAATCTACCTTTTTTATCTGGATAAAATATAACAGTAGAATCTTTTATACCGTTAACCCACTGAAAATTACCTTGAGTTATTCCTAAAGTTCTAGTCATTTCTTCGTTGTAATCTATTTGCTCGTATATTTTGACTAGGTTAAATATACTTCCAGCAGCTTCATCTCTAAATGCATGCTCTGTTGTTCTTGGGAACTGTCGGTAAAATTCATTTAAAGCATCTTGATCTCCTTTTAAACCATCGGCTTCATTCTGCCAGTTCTCTACAACTCCTATGTCTATTAACTCTCCGTGTGGATCGAAGACATCATGGTCCGGATTATCAAAGACTGGAATTCCGTGTTCATCAATGAATCCTTCATAATTCCATTCCATTGGAATAAAAAGAGAGTATAAACCAGACGCTGTTTGTCCATTACGATT